GTATCAAGCCTCTTTACGATGCTGTCGCTGGTGTGGAGCAGGTGGGTGGCCGCCGTCTTGACTCTTTTTCTTTCCTCTTTGGTTAGGCAGCTGGTTTGCTCCAGCCATGTGTTTAAATAGTCCCAAAGGACCAGTATCATCACATGGTGTTCTCGGTCGATCCGGTTCATGTAATTCTTCATCGTATCCCTCCTCCAAACTTTTCATCAGCTTCGTTCCTTCGTGGCCGCAGTAGATGCAGGGTTCATTTGCTTTGTCTTGGCTTGCGGAGTATTGGTTTCCTTTGCATCTTGGGCATTTGTATCTGGTCATGTGGTTGGGTCTCCTCTCTTAAATCCATGTTTCAACGATCACCGGGTCGTCGTTTGGCATTCTATCCATGATCATCATCTCCGGTGGTTTAGCTTCCCTGATTTCCTCCAGGCTTTCGGCTATAGCCACCATGTTGGTTGGCTTGTCCACATCCCAGAGCCTTGCTACATACTTTCCTGGGTAATCTGAAGGACTGTTGTAGATGCATATCAGTGGAAGTCTCGTTATTTTTATAAGGCTGTTCATATCAAATGACTTTACTACCTTGTCTTCCATTTGCATTGACCTCTCCCCCTGTCATATTGTCTATAATCTCAAGGTATGGGAGTCCTGATCTTCCTCCGGTCTTTATTTCCCAGTCCGGATGGAGCTGCTCTTCCGATACGCTGGCCATGCCTGGTGTGGTCCATGTCCATCCGTATGCCTTTACAGTCCTCCTCTCCTTACCCTTGTGCTGCTGCCAGCTCTCCAGCGCTGCTTTCCAGAATTCCCATGGTACTGCGTAAAATCTGCGAAGGTTGAAGCTCACCAGGACGAGTGCTATTGCGTTTGGATCCTTGAGCCAGTCGTCGAGGTAGTCCGCCTGGTGAGGCTCTACCCTGTTGAAAGCGATCCTTTTGTCCTCTGTGTGCTTTGCTTCAACGGCCACCGGTATGCCTTTGTACCTTCCCAGATAGTCTACGCAGCTCTTATGTTCAACCTTTGCGCTGCAAACCTGCCCTTTTGCATTCCGGAGTGGTATAAACTCCGTCGGTACCTTATGTACGCACGCTATGCCGTCTGCCTGGTACCTTTGGTGTACGAACTTTAGAAAATCCTCAAATGGTTGTCCTCTGTTAGCGTGGCTTCTGCTCATTCTGCCACCTCCCCGGAAAACAGGCCGCCCTTGATGGCGTTCTCCAGCTCCCTGTTAAGCTGTAGAATAGTTCCTTTGCCGATCCTGTTGCCGCTGCCGGTTTTCTCGGTTAAGTAATCGATGAACTTCATTACATGGTCGACCGCGTCTTCAGGCTTTGCCTGGGCTCTGCTCTGTACCAACTTTGCTCCTTCCTCCATGCCTTTTCCGTATGTGCGGTCTATAAACTCGCAAAGCTGCGCGTCTGTCATTTTTCTTATACTCACTGCTCTGTTATGAATGGCTTTTTCCTCCTCTGTCATTCTGCATGATCTCTTTTTCATCGTTTTAACCTCCTATCCGATTCTTTTTTCGCTTACTTCTGGCTATCTTGACTTTTGCTATTAAAATGCCGGTTTTCGTGAAGTCCGGATTAGCACTCCTTAAATTCGATCTTGTGATTTCCAGTGATTCGGCCATCGTTATAAGGGCCAAGTTTTCCAGCGATATGTTTCTCTTATCTCCATCGAGGAATGTCAGGACATGCCCTTCTGGTACCTTCCCATTTTTTTCTTCCCAGAGCACCTTGTGCTTTGGCTCCCATATATTTGGCTCGGCCGTCTTAATGAGGGTATATCCATCGACGTCTATCCTCTCGCTTCCTACCGGCTTGTGATTTAGCGGCTTTTGTCCTTTTTTAAACCATCCCTTTTCGCATCCTGGAGCGTGGTAGCCTTTCACTCCTTTGTTCGCTGGTGTATGTCCCTTCTTGAAGTATCCAGTCAGGCCGCTGTTTATCTTATGGTTGCCGTAGTATGACTTGAGTTGTTCCCTTGTGTAATTGGTACCAAATGTTTTATTTAGGAGCTCCGCCATGGCTTTTGGGCCTACGCCTTTGTGGTTTTCCTCGATGAACTTCTTGACCTCTTCTGGATATAGTTCTGTTGGCCTTCCTGCTGGCAATCCGCACGGTGTTCCGCTTTTTAATTTGTGGTTGGTCTTGTATGACTTCATCTTCGATTCTGTGAAAATTGGCCCGAATTTCGCGTTTACAAGCTCGACGAGCTCTTTTGTGGTCCTGCCCTGGACATTCTCTGCTATGAATTTGTGCACTTCCTCTGGGTACCGTCTCATGGCCTTGCCTCCAGCATAGGCGGCAGCTTCTCTTTAGGGGTCTCTATTCCGTACTCATTAAGGTGTTTGATTGTCTTCAGGGCAAGCTCGCCGTTTCTTATGATCGTTTCTGCTATTGCAGTTACTGCTTGGCTCCTCATGATCTCTTTTGCACTTGCTCTTCTGTCAAATCATCATCCATAAGCCTTTCGATGGTCTCAAAAAGGTAATTATTTAAGTCCGTTAATGTATTTTTCATGACTGCGCTCCTCCTTCATCATCTTGATCTCCAGCTTTCCCAGTTCATTTCAATGCCTACGCACATTTCCTTCAGTCTGTCCAGGGTCTTTTCTGCGTTCCTGCTGTCCATTGGCCGGCCGTTCGGTCCTATCGGTGTCATTCTCCTTATCAGCTCGTCGCCGGCGTAGTTAGTCGTCACTATGGTCGGCATGTAGGCTTCGTACCTGGCGTTGATTATTGCGAATATCTTCGTGGATCCCCATTCGCTTGGCTGTTCGCTGCCTATGTCGTCTATGACCAGCAGGGGTACCTCTTCGTATATTTTCATGATTTCCGCCTCTGTGGCCTCGTCGCTGCGGTCAAATGTCTGTTTTATCCTGGCCAGAAGGTCTATCATCGTCATGCAAATGACCGGTATTCCTTCTCTGATCAGCTGGTTCGATATTGCTGTGGCCAGGTGGGTTTTCCCTGTGCCGTAGCTGCCGGTAATGAATAGACCGTTGCACTCTATCTCTGGTGGGTCCACTATGCCGTCCGGTCCCTTCTTTGGGAGCATGTCCCGGAAGTTATCGGCGTATCTTTTAGCTGCTTCGTATGCTCTCCTGTTCTCCTCATTCACCTCGAAGCGCTCAAATGTCCGGTTCAAAAACCGACCTCTGATCCCGCTGTCTTTGATCAGCTTATTAATCTTGCGTTGCAGGCGTTCTGCTTCCTCCTGGCGTTTCTTTTCTTCCTCTGCGGCCTTTTTGTCAGCCTCGACCTTTGCCCAGTATCTCTGGGCCTGTTCACAGTCGCAGTGTTCTGGTTCCGGCATCCATATAAAAATCTGTTTAGTCTGTAGTGGGCTTATGAGGCCGTAATGGTATAATGTCTTGCCGCAATATTCGCATTCTTTCGGTTCCGGTGGAGCGCTGCTGTAATTCCAGCCTTCAGCTAAAGCCTGATCGGATCGTATCTGGAACCGATTCTTGGCTTCCTCTTCCTGGTTATGCTCTCTTGAAGCCTGCAAGCGCATCTCTCTTACTTTCGGCTCCCTGCGTGTTGGCCGCTGGTTGCTGATTGTTCCCGTCAAAATACTTGCTATTGATTCCATTCATCGGTCCCTCCTCGTATTCATCATCCCACCTTCCTTGATTTAGCCAGGTTGTTGGGTTTGGTATAAATCTGCCGTTTTCTTTTGTCCATTGCTCGGTTACTCTGGCCTTGCCTATGGCCGTCATGATCTTGTCAAATAATTCTGTGTCCGGCTTTACTCTCTTCCAGGCTGCCAATGCTGCCTTCTTGCCTACTTTCTTTGGGTAAGCTGCCCAGAACTCATCAAATCGTCGTTCTATCAGTGGTTTTGTTGGTTGTTTATCAGGTCCGTCAGTATCGCCCCCGCCTTCTGGCGGGTTATCGGTAGTGGGTGATAGGGTACCAGTAGAAGGTGATAGGTTAACGGTAATAGGCGTGGCTTGTACTGTGTTAGCACTGTGCATGTCTGGTGCTTGCATGGTGCTTTCCTGATATTCCTCTTCAAACTCCGGTGGCGGCGGTATTTCGCTCGCTTTTTCTCTGATATGAGGGTTCTGGTGCTTCGTGAAATTGACCACTTGGATGTAGCTCTTGTCTTCTACTGTGTACCTAAAAATAAAGCCTGTATCGTGTAAGGATTGGAGCATTTTGTCTACTCCGTCTGCGTCCACATCGTCGTATCCCAGTAAAATTTTTTTGATCCTTCTTGGTTTATCTTCAAGCCTCCCTTCCCTGTCTGCTATGCACCATAAGCCTATGAATAAAAGCCTGGTTAGTGGCGGGAGGTCTCCGAGTATTTCGTTATCAAAAAATCCAGGTTTAATGCTTCGTGTTCTTGCCATCTGTGTATGTCACCCCCTTTGTTATTGGCCTAACTTAGCAAACATACACTTCAGCGCCTGTGAGCTTCTGAACTTCCTCTTTGAAGCGCTTCTCGTCGCTGTTGTTGTTGCTTAAGTGTAAAAGGTATATTTGCCTTACCTTACTCAAATCATTAGCTTTGAGCAGGTCCAGGAAATGTTCAAGGCTCATGTGGCTTTTTACCAGCCTTGGTACCAGCTCTATTGGTATATATCCGGCGTCCACGCTCCTCTGCAGTGTCTCGGCATCGTAGTTGCATTCCGCCATGATATGGGTCAAGCCCTGGAACTTGTACTTTATGTAGTACGTGTCTGTGAAGTATAGGAGCTTCTCGCCTGTTTCTACCGATGTGAAAAGAAATCCCAGCGGCTCTGGGGCGTCGTGCTGCACGTCGAATGGTAGCACTTTGAATGTTCCTATCGTCAGCTCCTGAAGCGCTTTTACCGCGTGTATTCGGTGCCCTGAAAGGCCACACGCTTCGATCGTACCCTGACTGGTGTAAATGTCTACACCGAGTCTTGCGAGGTCCTTGGCGGCCTTACTGTGGTCTTTGTGGCTGTGTGACACAAAGCAGCCATCCATCTGTGTCACCTTGAACTCACATCCGACCTGTATTGCCTTTATTGGTATGCCTGCATCCAGCAGCAGGCTGGTTCGGCCGTCGCTTATGCGGTAGGCGTTCCCAGCACTGCTGGAGGCTAAAATCTTGATGTCCATTAGAAGTTCGGTCCTTCAAAGATTGATTGTTGTGATTGTGCCGCTGCGCTTGCGTTTCTTGCTGGTGGTGCCGATGGCTGCTCTATGATCTCTCCTGTTTCTGGTTCTACCTGTGGGCTCTGCAGCTGCTTTGGTTCCTCCGTTGGTGTAGTGTCTATGATTATGGCGTTTGCGTGGTCTGCTATTTCGGCCTGGGCCTCAAGCTCTGCATATCTGGCCTCGCGCATCTTCATGTACTGGTAGTTGTCGTCTATCTTCTTTGGATCCCTTGGGATGTGCTTTGCGCTGTAAACTTCGCGCTTGATGGTCTTCAGGCACATCTCTTCAAACCAGCCGTCGCTCTCCTTCTCTACCTGCCTGCCGTTTTCCCATACCTTGGTGGTTCCTCCCCAGAACTCGGCTGATGCGTATGCCGGCTTGCGTTTCTCGATGTCTCTCCTGGTCATGATGATCAGCTTGTTTTTGACCGGATCCTCGTACTCGATGTATCCAAAGCCGCCGACAATATTGCCTCTGTCAAATGGGTTATTGATCTCAAAAATGTAGCTCTCTACCTTGTTGTCCTTGCTCTTCTTGATGGGTTTGAAGGTGTCTGTCGAATATACCAGTTCAATGGTTACCGCCAGTGGCTTCTCTACCGCGTATTTCTCGGCGATGTACTGGATTCCGTTGTATCCTGGCATGAGGGTGACGTCGTATTTGTTGGTCTTATTGTTCTTGTAGGGGATCGGGAAAAGGTGGTTATCCTGCATCATGTCCAGTCCCATTTTGGCGTAGTGCACTACGTCGAGGGCCAGGTCGTTTAGGTTGACATTGTTCCATGTTACCGGAAGGTTGTTATCGTACTTGTGGTCCTTATTGTTATCGTTCTTTCGGATCCTGGCTTCCTCTGCCATCTTTAGGGCTCTGTCAATCGATATGAAGTATCCCTGGATCAGCTGCCTCTGGTAGTCTGTTACCTGAATTGCTCCGGCTACGTTGCTTCCAAATTCCTTGAGTACCGTGTTAGTGAAGCGCTCGCTCATTGAGAGCTGCTGGGTCTCTGCTGGCTGCAGAGCTCCTTGATTTTGGTTCTGAACTGCTGGTTTCTGATTTTTTGTGGTTGTGGTTGTCATTTGAATTCCTCCTTAAATTTGAATTGTGGCTTTGTCGGCCATACTGAAAACTTGTACTTCTTTGCCTTCATCTGTGACTATCACGTCACCTCCGTTTAAGGTTCCGAATAGTCCGAAGGCTGCCCAGTTGCATCCTTCCTTGCTATCTTTCGTCGGCGATCCTTTACCGGTGTGTCTGCCTATGCATGTCTGGTATGCGTCGTTCGGGTCTGCCCCTGCATCCTTGAACTCTTGTATGGTTGAAACCTTCCCGCAGGCTGGGCATTTAAATGCCCATTTCATCGGGTCTTCTCCGAACCTGTTCTTAAGCTCTGCGAGCCATTCTCCGTGTGTGTACCTCATGCTTGTACCTCCAATCTCAGTCTCTTGTCCTGCTCTGAAACTACCAGGCGTATTACCTGGGTATCCATCCGTAGGAGCCTGGTTACGCTTTCGGCGTTGTCTATGAATACCGGCATTGCCAGGTTCCAGTGCTTCGACAATGTGTCGATAATCTCCAGGCCGCCATTTATTCTGGCCGCATTGTTTGCAAAGGTGAATGGTACCATTCTGCCGTCTTCTGCTGGTATCATGACTTCGCAGTCGTCTTTAATTCCGCCATTAAGCTGTTCCTGGAAGAGCCTGAAGCGTACGCTCTTGAACTTGCTGTTTATCTTGTTGTCCAGGAGGCTGACCTTGGTCTTTGTGAACACTTCGCAGAGGTAGATCCCTTTTTCCAGCTCTTCGTACTGCTTTGAAAGCTCTTTCTCCCTGGTCTGAAGCTCTGCGATTCTCTCCTCCTGGCTCTTTGCTACCAGTATCCTGGTCTTCAGCTCTTCCTGCTCCCTTATCTGTTCGTACAATGCCTGGATCTGCTCTGTGTACTTGGATGCTATTGCTTCAATCTGGCCACTCTTGTTATTCTCCTCTTCGCGGTATCTGGCAATCTCGGCCATTATGTTGGTGTACTCTTCGGTGCTTTCAAAAGGTGCCGGCGTCTTTAGTTGGCTTTGCAAGGCCTTCAGCTGCTGTTCGTAGTCTTCTACGAGCTGCTCATCGTTCTTGATCTGCTCTCTTAAGGTGTTGGCTTTTTCCTCCATCTCGGTGATCATCTCTTTGCTGGCCTCGCGCTGGCCCTGAAGGTTTATCTGCTCCAGGCGTCTACTCTTCTGAAGGTTGAATGCTTCGCGAAGCTGCTGGATTTCCTCTTCCGGAAGTGGTCTGTGGCATGTCGGGCAGTTCTCTTTACTTTCGTCCCATGTCTCCTTCTGTACTGCCATGTAATCGTTGATTAAGCTTTCTCTGTGACTCTTAAGCCTTTCTATCGTCCTCTGGGTCCTCTCCAGGTCGGCCTTGGCATCCTGGATGCGGTTTGCTACTGCTATCTGGTCTCTCTTCAAGCTGTTTATTGCCGCGTAGGTTCCCTCGTTGAGGCTGCTTGTTTTGGTTGCATATGCTGCCCTGGCTTCTGCCAGCCTGGTGTTAGCCTCGGATATTTGCTTTCTGATGGCCATCGTTGTAAGGTCTCCACTTAAAGCCTGGGTCTTCTCTGTTTCGAGCTCGCTCTTCTGTTTGTTGAGTTCCTGGATCTTCTGGTCGATGGTCTTCGGGTTAAGACCTTTAATGTCGGGGATTGCTCTCTGGGCCTCGTCAATTCTGCCTGGTATCTCCTGCAGCTGCTTGTTGATTTCAGTCTTCTTGGCGCTGGCTATCTTCTTGTACTCGTCCACTGTGTAGTATTGGTTGGTGGTTCCCGGCATCAAAAGGTAATTTGGCAGGTCCTTCAGCTCCGGCGTGCTGTTGATTACATCCTCGTCTGAAACGTCCCCGCAAATCTCCAGCAGGATCTTCCTCCTGGCGTCCCAGCTCATCTCTTCCGGGAAGTAGTTCGGCATGGTCAGCATCTTCATTTTCTCTGCGCTGCCGCCGCAAAGTGAAAGCATGGTTGCTTCGTATTCCTTTTCCTTCGTTGGTACGCCATCGATGTAAAAATCTATGGTATGGCCATCAAACTCTTCTGTAGCCGATCCGCGCTTTTTCTTGTATACCTCGTGGTAAACCTTGCGAAGGGTTATTACTCGGCCGTCGTTCAATTTAAAGGTTGCCTCTGCTGCGTGGTCCAGGTAGTGAAGGTCTCCGTCCGGACCTTTGGTCTTTGGTGTGTAGTTCTTTGCTCCTGTGCTGGCCTTTCCGAATAGAAGCCAGGTTATTGCGTTGAATACCGTTGTCTTTCCTGTAGCGTTGTCTCCGTAAATGCTGGCGCTGTAGCCGTCGAACTTGAATTCCTCTGATTTCAATCCCTGAAAGTTTTCAAGCTTCAATGTTAATAACTTCATTTGTCATCCTCCTCGTTTTATGGTTTTTGCTTGGATTGACAAACCGCATCTCCCCGGGATATAATGGGGGTGTGGTTGGGTCGTCCCTTAAGGGAGGGCCTTTTTCTATTTCACCGGTAGCTGCAGTTTGTCTCTGCGCTTCGATCTCCATGCATCTTGCGAGGGTGTACTGTGAGAACTCCTCTTCTATGATCGCCTCCTCTACCAGCTTTCCAATGTACCAGGGCTGCTGCCTTATTCCGCCTGCGTCGCCTTCTCTCTCAAGGATCCAGGCGAGTTTCTTCTGGGCCCTGGGCAGTGCCCACTCCATCTCTTGATCTGTTGGCCGTCTCCCCAGGAATAGGGCCGCTTCATCCCTTATAAGCTGGGCTGTTGCTTGCATGGTATTCTCTCCTTTCTGTCTCTCTTAAGGATCTTTTGAAATCTATCCATTCTCCTCTTGCTGTCCATCCTGTATAAAAAAGCAGGATCATCATCGGCAATACCAAAATCTCGCCGCCTGGAGCTCCGGTCCTGCTCTGGTATGTCTCCCAGGCCTGCCTTGCAATTTCGACGGTTGTCATGGCCGTCAAAACGAGAACTCCTATCCTGATTCCTGCTCTTACGCTCCTTCTTAATTGAAGGGGCTTTTTCTTTATCCTGTTGTTCATTGTTCTGCCTCCTCTTCGCTTTCTTGGTCCTCTTCCTCTTTGGCCATTTTGGCCTTGACCTCTCTCCAGCAGTCTGGCCCGTACCCGCGCTCTATGCTCTTTGGGTCCTTTAGTGGCCGTTGACACTTACCGCATACTGTTGACATTCTTCCGCCTCCTTTCTTAATTCTTCAGCTCTGGCCATAATCGACCGGCTGTATTGACTTGTGGTTTTGCCTTGCTTCCAGAGCTTTTTAGCTCCATTCTCTCCGCAGTTGTAAGCCATCAGCACCAGGTGTGGGTCTTCGTATTTTGCTGTCAATCCTGCAAGCATCCGGATCCCTGCGAGTATGTTCTGCTCTGCCTCCAGGAAGTCTTCTATCCCCAGTTCCTCCTTGAGCCATTCGTGATTTACCTTGTTAATCTGCATGATTCCGTAATCGTTGGTCTTGCTGATCACCTTCTCCCGGTAGTCGCTTTCCTGGTCCATTAGCGCCAGGACCATCTCGTAATCCAGGCCGTATTCTTCGCAAAGCCTGAAGGTGTATTCCTGGAGCTCTTGCGAAAGTGGGATGTCGTAAATCCTGATCTGTGGCTCCGGTTCCTCTTCCAGTTCTGGTTCCGGTATCGGGCTTGGAGTGATTATGGTCGCTACTATGGCCGGTGTTGGTATGTGGTGCTGTATATGTAGCAGCTCGACCGCGCTGGCTATGGTCTGCGCCTCTTGCTCCGTGGCGTGTAAGTCGAGCATTATTTTGCCTGTGAAAAGAATTGCTGTGGCAAATATTAAAGTTGTTGTTCTCTTAAAATGCTTCATGGCTTGTCCTCCGTAAGCTCAACAGTAGAGCCTTTCCTCCAGGTACCGGCGTGAAACTCTGCCGGCGTTTGTGATCTTCCCTTGCTTTTTCAGTTCCTCGTTGAGCTGTCGGATGATTTTATATGCGTGGCTTTTTGAAACTTCGAGCAGTTCTGCTACTTCATCTACTTTTACAAACTTTGATTTTTCTTGAATGCTGGTTGCCACCATCAAAACCTCCTTTACCTTAAGTTTTTCTCTACCCACAGTTTCATCTCCATTGCTGCCTTCGAGATGTTCTCAAGTGCTTTGAGGATCTGTTGCACCTGCGGCTGCTCGTCCTCTGAAACTATCCCGTCTTTCACTATCTCCAGGATGGTCTTCTGGATGAACTCTGTATTGCCCAGCGCTGTCAAAATCCTTATCGTGATCCTGTCCAAGTGAAGAAGCTCTGCTGCCGGTACGGTCTGTTGTCCAAGTGGGCACATCCTTGAGCAAAAGTAATTGTTGAGCTCTGGTGTGTTGTATGCGTCGCTCATCAAAAGGACTTCCTCTGGATAAGGGTTAAGGCTACCGAGTTCAATTCGTGCGAGCCTGGTGCGGTCAATTCCAAGCTGTTCAGCTGCTCCTTCCCGGCTATTTAGGTTGTCATTGCACGCTGCTGCCTCCATTCGTGCTTTGTAGAAGATGTTATCTGCGGCTTTCGTAGCCTTTTTGGCCATATATTTGGTCACCTCCCTGCAATATAATTAGTGTATAAAGTTTCTCAATGTTGGGGATATTACGGTCTGAAGTTCTCATTTTCCGAGAACCGTTCCGTAAAAAAAATTGCAGGGTTGACTTCGTAGCCATTCACACAAAGCTCCTCGAATTCGTCGACCGTCAACCGGATTGCTCCTGTTTCCAGTGCGCTTATCCTTTGAACGGTTTTGCCGGTTTTCTTGGCTATGTGTGTTTGGGTCACGCCTTTGCTCTCTCGATATTCTCGGAGTCTCTGATGCATTGGCTTCACTTTTAGTACCCTCCTTTCGTATTCTCATTTATTGAGAATTGTAAGTATATTTTAATGCTCAATTTCCGAGAAGTCAATAGTAAATTCTAAAATTTTGAGAAATTATTTCTCAAAATCTACGAATTGTTATATAATGTTATGACTGGAGGTGTTTCTATGCTCACTTTTGGAGAACGTCTTCGTATGGCTCGTGAGCGAGCAGGCCTCTCCCAGCTGGACGTCTACAAGGCGATTAATTTGAGTAATAAGTCCCTTTCTCGCTACGAGAACAATGCTACCGCACCTGATCCGGATACGGTGAGGGCACTTATCGAGCTTTATGACGTCTCCGCCGATTTCATCATGGGCTTATCTGATGAGATGGGTCGAGCCAGGCCCTCGAAGTGTGGTACATCGAAGTCGAAGCCAAAGCTGGCCGAGGCGGTTGCGTCAGGCGATAAAGAACTTATTAAAAAACTTGAGAGCCTTTCCCCTGAAGCAAAGGAGAAGGCCGCAGAATACGTTGATATGTTGAAAACGCTCGAAGAGGTCAAAACCTCCGAGCCTGTTATTGATTTCGAAGAGAAAGCTTGAAGCGCGAATTAAGGCGATACTTCGTTTTCTGGGATTGAGAGGAGGGTGGTCATGGGTATGTTTAAGGTGTGGTCTTCATCGGCCGACGATTGCACCTGTTCGCTTTGTGCGAAACTGGACGGCACGGCCGTGAATATTGATGAGGTTTTTGAAATTGCGGGGTGTTCTGTCATGGATCCTCCGCTGCATGATGGTTGCCGGTGTACTGTCTCCTGGGTGGACGAGTCCTTCCTGGAGCATCGGCTTGTTAGGGCTTATAAATCATTTGTGAAGTTCTCTAATGCTGCGAGCACTTCTCGCGTCTTCCAGCAGTTTGTTGCCTGTTTCTTTGCTGCAGAATATTTTCTGGAGCAGCTGGCGTCGGCATCGTGCGTTGATCTCGCTTCAGCTGGCCTGGCTCAAAATGATTTTAAGGTGCAGCTGCAGGATATCAGGTCTCGTCGTGATCAGCTGTTTAATGCTGCCCTTAAGCGTGCCTATGATCACGCGCAGGGAGAGGCTTTGCAGCTCAAAACGGATCATGGTCGAAAGAACCGGATGGAGATGTGGCTCCAGGGAGTCCTGGCTTCGCAGGCCTTGTCTCCTGTGAACTACGAATACCTGAAGGAATTGTTTCCTGATCTTTAGGGGGTGTTGAAATGCAGGAAAAAATCGTCATGGAAGGTCTTGCAAACAGGGTAAAAAGCGCCTTTAATGTACAGAATGGGCGCGGGATCCTGACAAACCGTCGGTTCATTTACTCCCGGCATAAACTTTCCAAAATCATAGCCATTGGGGCTCTTGTTAACCTTACGCAGGGCGATTATGAATTTGAGATCCCTCTGGAAGATATTAAGAATGTCTCCCGCGGGAAGCAGGGCTTCAGTAGCAATGTTCTTGTTATCGAAACGAAGGCCGGCGAGGTCTTCAAATTTGCGGTTACAAAATACCTTGAATGGGAGATTGCCTTTAATAATGCTTTGGCTGGCTCTGCAGTTGAATAACCTACGGTTAAAAAATAAGCCCTGGCCTGCTTTCCGGCCGGGGCTTTTGTGAAAGGAGGTATGCGATTGCCTGTCTACAAATACGAAACTAAAACCGGAGCTAAAAAGTGGTACGCTGCCTTCTGGTATACTGACTGGACCGGGAAAAGGCGGAAAAA